TGCTATCGAAAAGGCAATCAAGAACTCAGAGATTGTTGTCTTTGAATCCTTCACTAAATACTGCGAACAACTATCCAGTTACGCCAGTAAGATGTACAAGGGTTACGATGTCTGGTCGTACTACAACAAACAGATTCGTGACCTACTCGACAAGGTGAAAAATGAAAAAGCCATCTTCATATTCACAGCAATCGACGAGATCGTGCGCGTCACTCAGCCAACTGGCGGTGAGTACAATACTCGACGCATCAAGGTGCAAGGCAAGCAGCACGAAGGTTGCATCGAGAAGGAACTGTTGATGGTTCTATTCACAGAAGTTCGTAAGGGAGAGAACTCAATTGACTATTGTTTCCAGACAAACTCTGATGGAGTGACATCTGCGAAGACTCCTCTTGGTATGTTTGATGATCTCTACATACCCAACGATCTCAACGAAGTCATCAAGGCTTGCAACGCATACTATGCATAGCCGACAAAAAGAATCTTTTTGCGGGATGAATTTCAGACGGGTACATACTGCTATTAAGACGCAGACAGGTTTACTGGTTTTTCCTCAGTTAGCCAGTATACGTCCCTGCATTGATCGCCCGTCGATACTTTCTCACACGAAGTGAGGATAACTGGTAAAAATGCCTACTATTAACCTAAATGATGTAAAGGAGAACGCTCGTCCGTTTCTGCCTTCAAACAACTACACTATTCGTGTAGCCGATACCGAAACCCGTCAGTCACAGAGCGGCAACCCGATGGTTGTCCTGACTTGGGAAATCGTTGCACCTGAGTCTATCGAAGATCCAGACTTGGGAAATGTACGGATTGCTGGTTTGCAATTCCGCGAGTACCTCGTGTTTATCGAGAAGATGGCATTGCGCATCAAGCGTAATCATCGTGTTCTCGATTTGCCTTTCGAGTTGAACTGTTCCGATGAGAGTGACCCTTGGGGTACTGTCGAGCCGGATGGTTCTATCTACAAGGGCAAGGCTGCCTATGCAACCATCAAGACCGAGAAGGTTGTGAGGAAGAATGCGGAAGGTGAAGCAATGGTAGACCCGTCTACCGGCGACCCTATCACCTTCAACTCGTATTCAGTTGGGGAACTGATCAGTAAAGCACCCGAACACGATCTTGCGTAACCACATGGGGGAGGGTAAAACCTCCCCCTTTTTTCCATGAAAGTCTTCGACCTAGAAATAAACAAGGATGACCTTGACAGAAAATTTAAAAAATTTGCGCGACGGCATGGACTCAAACCCAGCGAAGTTGGCCATCACGAAAGTCGCACAATGGATTACAAAGTAGATTTTCCGCACAAGGCGCGGCGAACTGCTGAAGTAAGAAAAAGATACGGAACACCTGACTACGTTAAAAGAAAATATTGTGAAAGAATTAACAACCATAATTGATGACATTCGTACCAAGGACAATGCACAAGCGTTGGAACGGTTACGAATCAAGACGACTGAGATGCAAGCCGAGGCTTTAGCAGACGGTTATCTATCGGGAATCCATGATGCAATCCTAATGCTACAAGATTACATCAAACAAGATTCAATCAAGGACAAGCTCAAACAAGAAGCACTCAAGGCGCGTGAGACACAAACCAAGTCTAAAGTACAGCGGTCTAACGGTAATTCTCGAAAGTCCAAGTAGATTCGACAAGGGTAGTCTAATCTCAGGCTACGCTGGTCATCTATTCCAAAACGCCCTTGGTATTCCGAGACAATCCTGCGACATCAGATTGCTCAATACCTTGGGCGAAGGCTTTCTCCCCGACACAAAAGTAATTTTGTTGTTGGGCGAGAAGGCTCTTAAAACTTTCAAGAACTCAAAACTCGGCGGTCAACGTGGCTGTCCTTGGATGATACATGGACGCACCTACATTGCTACATTCGCTCCGCAAAATGCCATTGATCGCAAGGCATACTTCAATCCGCTCGCACACGAAACTGAGTACGACTATGACGAAACTGAGAGACACGGCAAAACCAAACGATCTAACTGGCGATACTGGATGCAACGGGATGTATCAAAAGCTGCCGGTTATCTCAAGACTCCACCTAATCCCATCGAAGGCGAGAGTGACATCTATCCCAAAGCATCCGAAGTTATAGATTTACTAACAAACACTAAAGGCAAGGATATGTTCTTTGACATCGAGACAAATCCTAGCCTTGAGATGACTTGTTTCGGATTCTCGTTTGGCGGCAAAGGCTACTGCGTACCAATGCTGCGAATAAACTACTACCATTACGACGAGACTCATCAGATTTTACGCGCACTTGCTGTTGCATTCAGAGACAACACAGTAGTCATACACAACGCACTCTTTGACTTGTTCGTTGTCGCATACCGATATGGCATTCCTGCGCCTCGCAAAGTCTATGATACAATGCTGGCGCACCATCGACTGTTCCCCGAAATAGAGAAGTCTCTCGGACATTGCATATCACTTTACACAGATCAACCTTATCACAAGAACGAAGGTTGTTACAATCCTCAGAACGCAGAACAGTTTGATCAACTCTACCATTACAACGTCAAAGACGTACTCACGATGGCGTTGATCAAGCCATCTATTGACGAACTTGCAGTTACGATGGGCGCAACTGAATCCATTGAACAGGCTAACTCAATGGTAGTGCCGTATCTTACTGCGATGTGTCAGGGACTCCGCATCAATACAGCAGAGAAGAAGAAGATTCTGATGCGCAACGAGCGACACAAGAATCAACTTCGCAGAATGCTGAGTCTCCTTGTCGGTCACGATCTAAATCCAAACAGTCCGAAGCAAGTGTCTGTCTATTTGTATGACCGCATGAAGCTCAAGAAACCAGCGAAGGACTTAACAAACGAGAAGACTCTGCTTCAGCATCGACTCAAGTACGATCTTCCAGCGATCTCAATAATTCTCAAGTACCGATCAATCGCCAAAGAATCCGGCCAACTCAAGTACAATCCTTACGACGGTCTATACAACGTACCAATGGTTGATCGCATCACGACCTCGTATAACTTGGCTGGTACATCTACATTCAGATTGGCAAGTCGCAAGCTACTTGGTCGATGGGGTACAAACATCCAGAACATACCAAAGAAGCTGCGACATCTGTTCATTGCTGATGAAGGCAAGGTTCTTGTGCAAGCTGACCAAGCAGGAGCAGAGGCAATGATCGTTGGCTACCTATGCACACAAGGTAACTTCCGCACACTATTTCTTGAAGGCATCAAGTCCCATGTCTTTGTTGCCATGCGCTTGTTTCCCGATGTTTGGTCTGCTGAACTTGGTAGAAGTATCGACGAATTCTGCGAAGCCCCCATCCATGAACTCAAGGACATTAAAGGTTGGGATGAACTCAACAATGTAATCAAAGATAGCGACAATTGGACTGCCGATAAACGCTACTACTTCATGGCCAAGATGGTTTGTCACGCATCGAACTACGGCATGAAGGCTCCGACCTTTCGCACGAATATGTTGCAGAAGTCTCAAGGCGCAATCGCTCTTGAGTCAAAGGAGGCTAAACGATTTCTCAATACCTATCACAAGTTGTTCCCTGAGATAAACCAGTGGCACAACGAGACTGTTGAACGACTCAAGGAAACGCGAACACTCAAGAACCTGTTTGGGTATCCGCGATACTTTACTGGCATCATTGATGAATCAATGTACAAGGAAGCGTATGCATTCGTGCCTCAATCGACTGTCGGATGTATTACAAACCTCGCATTTGTCGAGCTACAGAACCGACAAGATTTGCAAGAGTTAGGAGTTGACGTACTCCAGAACAACCATGATAGTGTGCTGCTTCAATGCGCACCTGAGCATTCAGAATTTGTTGCCCAAGAAGCAATGAAGCATCTGAATCGTGAAATGATTTCTCCCCGTGGCGAACGATTCTCCATGAGATCAGAAGCAATGATCGGGGATAACTGGAAGGAAATGATAGATGTCTAAACCAACAATAAGCTACAACGTGGGAGATACTGATGTAAGTGTCTCAATTGATAACTTCTTCGACGGAGATGAAAACCAACCTATACTATTCATCACGGTAAACGGGACGCTACATCCTGCTTTAACCTTTGAGCAGTATTCAATAATCGCAAAACTAATAGAAACACTTGATGACTAATCTTGAGAAGTGGCGGCACTATCTCAAAGATTTGGAATCGCCCGATCTATTTATTGATTGGAGTTTCTACAGTTTGATAAGTGCTGCGTTACAGAGGCGAGTCTGGTTGTATCCAGATTCAATGTCCATATATCCGAACATCTTTACGTTGCTTGTCGGGCCTCCTGCTGCTGGTAAGTCTCGCGTGATCTCACAAGTTACCGACATCATAAAGAGCGAGAAGCTGATGGAATTCGACAACGAGAAGAACGACATGGTTCCAATGTATCCTTACGGTGCAGACACAACTACACAAGAGTCATTGCTTCGTTATATGCGGGATGACTGTATGCGCAAGTTTACTGTACCCGATACTCGTCTTGGTGGAAGTGCGCTCAAGAACAAGTCGCATCATTCCATCTGCTTTATGATCGAGGAACTCGGTGTACTCTTTCGCAAGAACTCCGAGGACATGGTGAATATGCTGAACCAGTTTTATGATTCACGCAGTTACCATTACAAGAGTAAACACCAAGGCTCAGACGACATCACGAACATCTGCGTAACAATGCTGGGAGGAACAACACCTTCATTCATTCGCGAAGCATTTAGTGATAGGATTATATCGCAGGGTTTTACTTCTCGCGTCATCATTGTATTCGGTCACGCACCTAGATTCTTTCGTCAATTTCCCGGTCTCTCGGACGAGCAGATACGTTGCCGTAACGACATTGTCAGTTGGCTGTATGCGATGCGCAAAATCTCAGGTGAATGTAAATTAGATGACGAAGCGTCTGCGTGGCACAAGCATCTTTATGAGTCAGGAGAACTGGATACAAAGCGTGTGAACAAAGACCCTCGACTTGATAATTATTATGGCAGGAAGAATGTTCATCTATTGAAGACTGCCATGCTGATGCATTTCGCTGATAGCACGACGAAGGAGATTTCATTGTCGCAGATCAAACGTGCATTCAAGTTGTTGACTATAACGGAACACAAGATGCATGAAGCGTTCAATACTGTTGGACGTAATCCGATTGGTGAAATCACCAAACACATTTTAAGATATATTATTGACTCGGACTCAGGCGTTCGCTACAAAAAGTTATGGCTGAAATTTGTATCTGAGGTTACGAAACAGGAACTAGACCAAGTGCTAGAGTTCCTTGTAACTACGGAGCAAGTTGAGAATACCGGAGGATGGTTTAGACCCTTGGTTGACGATGTTTACGATAGCCTTAACTTCTAAACTGGGTCAGGCATTTGTAGCGATGTCTGTTTGCGGGTCTTGTTTTTCTTGGTTTTCCAAGGCTCGACCAGTTTTATGAAACCGCCAAGAGGAACAACACATCTGCGTCTTGATACAAACGGCAAACGTGCCGTTGAACTAATCAAAGATAAAGATTGTATGGCAGGATGCGAGGGTAAGATTACTTACCTGCGGAAGCAGGGTAAGTCTTATAAAGAACTAGGCTCATTCGACTTTGATGGTAGCCTTGAGTCTTTCAGCCAACTCGATAGCGCGGAGTAAAATCTTACGTTGACCTCTAGTCTCTGCGAGTTGTAGTGCTTCATTTAGGTTTTCTATTAATTCATTCATCGTAGCAAGTCCCATGCGCCTTCGTATTCGTGATACTTCTTGCCGTCTCTAAATATCTTCAGAGTCTTTGTGGCAACATCCTCTACTGGCACGACCCAAAAGCGGTTGCCATCAATAACACAACAAATGAAAAAATCAATGTGTTCTTTCGTGTACGCTTCTTTATTAAGGTTGCCGTGACTCAGACTGAATGCGTAATGTGGCCCGTGATGTTGAACTGTTAGTGTAACTTTTTCAGTACACTTAACTTGTATGCGACAGAAGTGATGAGACTTTTCTGCAACTAAATCGTAATAACAATTATCTCCAAAAGGAAAGGACACGTTCCAATCACGCTGCATCAATTCTTGCGCAACAATGAGTTCGCCCCTTGCCCCCAATGTCTTCACAATAACTTACCTTTAGATCCGATGTATCTATAGATGAGTGCTTTCTTTTGTTCCTTCAGTCTCTCGAAATCTTTCTCAGTTTTGATTAAGCCTTCTGCTTGTTCCCGCTCAATAATTGTACCGGCCATCATCTTTGAACCAAACTTCCGAGATAACATTGCGCCCTTCTCGCTTCGGTTGATCGTTGCCAAGTCGGGGAACCTAGCTAGATCAGCTTTGCTTGGTTCAATTCCAAGATATTGAATACGATCCTTCTGCCTTACATATTCTCTGGTAGATGGTAACGCAGGAGTCGTTCTCCAGTTGCCTGTCCAAAGTGCATTTAGGTTATTCTTAAATGCAAGTTGTTGTGCAGCAAGATTGTCTGGATGTTTCTGCATTGCATCACGCGCTGCTTCACGAACTGCTGCTGGTAGAAGTTTTCTTGCGTCAGCTATGTTGTTGGCTTTTCTGAATTCCCTTCGTGCTGGGTTTGTGTATTCATTGCCGACATCTGATGGAACTGCTTGAGCGTCTTTATCTGTTGTCAGTCGCTCCCACTTACGCAGACTCGCCCGTGCATTAAACTCAGACATATCTTCAGACAACAACAAATGATTTGCTGCGTAACGAGTTGTCTGATTCAAGTCAGTAAATGTTTTGCGGATAAACTTTGTCCAGACTGTTCCGAAGTTCTCGCCTGTCATTTCGCCTGACGAAAAGAACTTGGAGAAGTCTTTTACAATCTTTGTTGCTTGATCAAATGCGGGGAAAGTAAAGCCACCGGGAATACCATCCATTACACCAAATCGCGAAGTCTTGACTAGATCATAAATCAACGCAGACTGAAACCCAAAGAAACCTGCGTACTGCATGGAGTTAAGAACAGCATAAGCTAGTTCCTTATCGTTCTCCATGTGTAATGCTTCTATGATCTTTGGATCGCTTTGCATCTTGTTCGCAATCTCCTCCGAGATATACTTCAATGCTTCACCTCCAATGACTGCGCCAATCGTTGCTTTAACTAACGGTAACGGATCGCCCTGAGTCTTCAATGGGCCGATGACATCCTTGACCATGCGGTCTGATTTCTCGATAGACCAACGTGACAATGAAGTCACCATGCTGAGAACACCGCGCTGCGTGAACTTCGGTAACCCTCTTGCATCATAGGTTCCTTGATTTATCTCAACCCATGCAGCAGCAGCTTTGTCCATCAACTCGTCTGGTGCTTTAGTGCCGCGACCAACATAGTCCATTAAGTTCTGCTTCTTGCCGTTGATGACAACGTCACCCATCTGCTTCTGTAAATTGTTTAGCAGTCTGTTTGCAGTCCAATCTGTTGTGATTGCATCGAGTGGACGCATATGAAGCGCGGCCCAAGTAATCTGCTTGCCGAACGCAAACTGTAATGCGCGAGTACCTTGCTCAAGAATGTTACGACCACCAACACGAAGCGCAGTATCAGCGGCTCGGTTTGCGTAATCAGCAATCCGATTGATACTCTCAGCTTTATACTCAAGATTGTTTAAGTTGGTCTTGTTGATTCCATACTCAAAACTCTTGCGCCATGCATCTCGTATATCCAACAGGTGAGTTGCAAGAATTGGTAAGTCCTGCAACCTCATGTAAGGCAAAGCAAATAAGTAAGACGAAAAGAAATCACGAATACCAGCACCAGCACCCAACCAACTAGATGTAACTAACCTATTGAATGTACGAATTGCTAGATCATAACCTTCGTAGTATCCGATATAGTTCTCCATAACTGACTCGATCTCGTTCGAGTCATAGAGTGCTTTGCCGCTTTTTACTTTGATGTTCTCCTTGTCGTATGTTGGCAGATTGAACGGGCCTCCATTATCCATGCCATCAAGGTCGTACTCTGTAATGTACTTACCTTCTTGATCTGGCATACCGAGAATCTGTCTGGCTTTCGGATCAAGTTCTATGTGCTTAAACATCGCCATGTCTTTAGCAAATCGAACAACGTAACGAGTCATACGTTGAACTGCATTTGCTTCAACCCAAGCAGCAGGAATACCTAGCTTGCCTGTCGCAACACGGAGTGCCTTGAACTTGTGTGAACCTATCTGTTTGTCGGTCGCTCTTAATGCGCCAGCAAAATTATCAAAAAGTATCTCTAGCTTCTCGTCGTTGGTCTTACCCTTTTCACTTGGTAGCGAAACATTGTCACTCTCATCCTTGATTCCTGCTTCCTCTGACTGCTTGACTGCATCATTGAATTCCTCGTCAGACATATCCTTGGATATGGACTTCCAGTAATCAATGAGTTGCTTCTTTAATTCTTGATACTCTTTGCTTTGCTTCTCGCCTCGCATCAAGATTCGGCGTTTGTCTTGAGCAATAATCTCAGGAGTGTATTCAAGTGTGTGTTGACCGGGAACATACTGTGGCTCTCCGTTACGATAAACCGCAACCTTCAATCCAAGGTCATTCTGTAATATACGAGTGTCTCGATACACGCTTTCTATCATACGATCATAGTATCGTATGCGTGCGTTACTGTTGTATGCTTTAGCTAGATCATCATCTATCTTGTCAATTAAACCTAGCTTTGTGTGCCAACGCTCTGTCTGGTATCGGCCTAACGTAGCCATTTCGTCGCCTGACAAATGCACTTCGCTTAACGCAAGCATGGTTCGTTCTAGGTAGCGACCAACCATCTCACGTTCTTCTGCGTGTACTGATTCAAATTTTGACGCGATGTACCCTGCCAGTTCCTTGGACTTGCCTTCACCAAGTTCACGAATCCGGTCTATAACAGGACGAAAGTTTCTTGTGAATCTTCTACCCAGTTGCCATGTACTTGGCTCACCAAAGTTTGGTGCAGGAATTCTGCTGTAGCGTTTCTGTTCATAACGATCTACACCAGACAATCCTTTCGGAGTTGAATCCATCGGGATTGGAGTTTCCTCATCAACCTTGCCAATCGGATCAGCACCACTTTCCTCTGATGCCAGTTTGCTAACACTCCAAAGTTCTTCAAAGTCTGTCTGTCTTGGCCTCGGAGGTTGTGGATTGTGTGTTAGAATATCGAGCTTTGTACCTACGATTTCTTCGGCAGTTTCGAGGAACTTGCTGCGCATACCACCGGCAAGAACATCATCAATAGGAACTTTCGTGTCAGCCCACAATGCTTCTAGTCGATCAAACTGGTAGTAGATGGCTGATCCCTCATCTTTGACGCGGTCAAAGATCATCTTGCTGCGATCAATTACGTTGAAGGTTTCGTCATTAACGAAGTTCTCCAGCATCGCTTGAGGCGACCGTTGCATATCATCAAAGTTCTTACGAACCGATGAACCGGCAATACCGTAACTATCAAGTAGCGTGTCAAAAAATTCTACATACTCATCGTTGGACATACCAAGTCCATCAACAGGTGCAACACGGCGAGCAAACTCCTGCTTAATATCAAGAGGCAACGCCTTAAAGATTCCATGCAACGCATCGCCCTGATGCATGATGCGAGTATCGTATTGTTGATTGCGGCCAATGTTGGTTCTGTAATCACCTCTTGGCACTTCCAACTCAAGATGGTTTTGGTAGTAACGCAACTTGGCTTTGACCGCATCGTCCAATTTGTTGTTGGTGTTCAATGCGTAGTCCATGAACTTGGCTACCATGTAAGGTTCGTAGTTCTTAAACCACATACCCGACTTGGCTGCCATCTGCCATGCACTAGCCAGTTGATTGTTCATGCGAACATCACCGAGTAACTTGTGATACGTCAAATAACGAGCAAGAGTTGAATCAAAAGTTTCGTTGATTGTCGGAACACCAATAACAATCTTGTCGTTCTCAAAGTAACCGGCAGCATCTTCTGGTCTGCGTGTGCGTAAAATTATCTGAGGCTTGTTGTCGAGCGACTTGTACAGTTTCTTTAGCGGACTGTTCTTACGCACCGCATTCATAAACTGATCGAAGTTGGTTTCATCAATCATGTAACCATCAAGATATTCGACGGTTGAGTTGTACGAATGATTCTTATCGAGTGCGATCTTGAACTCGTTTAAATCTTCTGCGTAGTTCTTCGCAAATTCTTTTGGCCGCTCCGGTAATCCAAGAAGTTCTTCAACTTCTTTAGGCATATCAAACACCTCAACCGATGACTCATACTTCGTGCCATCAACAGTCTTTGATGCAGTCGCAGCTTGTCCACCAAGTTGTTTCGGCTTCTTTATTCCGATGTACTCGGCGTAATCAATACCGTCTCTGAGCCAAAGATCGTTATCGAATAAAGCAGCAGGGTCTAGTTCAAGTCTTTGCGCGATGTAATCTAGTATATCGTTTACTGCTGCTTTGCCGTACTTAACTTTCTGGCCTCGACGAACATCAGCATACCAACGCCGCATTTTATCGAACGTACCTTTCGGTAAATTACGAAGACGCTGCTCAAGTTTTTTGCCGCCTTCTTCAGCAAGAAACTCATCAAGGTACGCTTCATCCTTCTCAAAGTTGTAGCCTTTCGCTTTAAACTTTTCTTTTACCTTGTTGAGATCAAACGATGAATCGTTGCTGAGTAATTCTTTGTACCAACCACGCGCAAGTTTCTGGTCAACCTCGTTAGATGACTCAAACAAATCACGAACAAACCGATGAACAGTTTCATGTAATGGTGTCTCAAGATTAATATCATCAAGACTCAAAACCATCTCAGGATTTGTAACTCGATTACTTTTGTTGTGTAGGAATCCGAGAGCGCGTCCTTGTGCATTATCAACTAGCTTGTCTACTGCGACACGCATGGTGATGTTGCGACGATTGGCCAAGTTCCTTGCAGTTTTAAATAAGTCTGCTGGTAGCTTGGTTTCAATCTCAGCCATCAACTCAGCGCGAGCATCTTCAATGGACTTGTTTTGATTCTGAAGAAACCTTGTAGATACTTCGGCACGTTTACGCTGATTAAGTCTGGCGAACGCACGGGCAACATCCTCGTTGGACATTGCTGAAATTTTAGACTCGATCTTCTTCTTACCTTCTTCGCTGATCTTTACTTGATCTTCTTTAGATGGCTTTTGTTTTTTCTCAAGTTCTCTGAGTGCTTTATCAATCTTCGGGTCTTTGTTGATTTTCTCGAACTCACCCTCAATAGATGTTTTCGGATTCTCGGAAGTCTCTCGGATTGCATCAGCATCTTGTTTAACTTGATCAGATTTCTTGGACGCAGCTTCCATGTCATCTGCGACTTTTTCAAGCATATCATCAACAAGAGTCCTGCGACCTATCCCTGCGTCTTCACCTTTAACAATTGAGCGAGCAAGAAGTGCCTCTTGTACTGGCAAATCTTTAATGTCCTTTAAGTTCTCGCCTACTTGTATTCCAAATTCAACTGGTCTTTCTGGTGCATCTGACGGTGGAGGTGCTGTTGTGCCGAGTAACTTGCGCCCAAGACCGACTGGTTCAGTAAACAACGCGCCGCCTGTCATTGCTGCGCCTAATGCTGTTGGCTGAAAGTCTCCTTCTTGAAATTGCCTTGCACCTTCTACTGCACCACCAATACCAGCACCAACAACTGCCTGACCAACGGCATATTTTGCAGCTTCGGATTGTTTAGCGCGTGTACCAAAACCAGACTTAACTGCTTCGCCTAAACCTTTTGCTGTCTTTAATGATGGAGCAACGCCACCACCAAGACTACCTCCAAGAATTTCACCTGTGACTGATGCAATAGGTTGTGCTTTGCGTCCAGCAGCAAGTTCACGCTCTGTCTCTCTAACTGCTTCTTCACCGCGAATCGCCTCGTCTACTTCTGTCTGAGCTATGTCTCCAGCAATACCGCCAACGATTGCGCTACCCAACATACCAACACCTTTAGCAATTGCTGTAGGCA